TGACCCACATAAGTTTGAAACTGGTACACCAGTCAGACTTGTACCACGCCCACGTTTTGATGTTGTAACTGGTAAGTATGTTGATGTTGATAAGCGTCTCGTTAGATTACCTAATGGATTTGAACCTAACAGAACATATTTCGTAATTGCGCCAGGTAGAGTTACACAACCAGAAAATTATGGTGCTACTACCTTCTTTGATGGTAGTGATCAAACAAGATTAATGCTTGCAACATCTAGAGAAAATGCTGCAGCAGGTATCTACATCTATGCATCTGAGACAGATAGTATTGATGCTGATGTTGAGATTGATATGTATCAATTCATCATAGATGAATCATATGACCTACACAACTATAGAGCATCATTAAGCACTTCTATTGTTGCTGGTATTGAGACTGATGTTTCTCATATCTTTGACAAACCATCTGCATCTTTATCTTCAGGTGAAGCTCAGAAAGTATTCATTAGAGCAATTGAAGGTGGACAATTACCACTAGTTGGTAGTCAATTTGCTAACAACTCTAGCGTTGCTGTTACTGACCCTACCGATCTTAATGTTGGTAGAATTAATCCTAATAAAGAATTCTTTGTAAGATATCAGAACAACAAAACAATTACACTTCACCAAACTTATGCAAATTCAATCAGTGGTGCTGATCCAATCGTGTTTGCATCTGGTCAAGCAGGACTAATCTTTGATGTGTTCGCGAACAAACGTCGTGTTCCAATGAAGTTTGATCCTGGTTTCACCAATGCTTCTGCATCTACTGGTAAGTGGTACATTCAATGTAAGGATGAGCATACAAGCAGTGATAATATATTCTGGAGAATTGCTAAGAGTGACTATCAAGACAGACAGAGATCCACTGACATGTGGTATCAGCGTCTAGAGGATGAACGTGATAAGGATGATAGAACATACAAATTACGTATGGTTATTCCTAAGTATCTTGAGAACGCAAGAGATCCTATTAGTGGATTTGTTCTTAAGACAAGGACTGATGACACACGTAAGTTAGTACCTCAGAAGGTTCTATTGAAACCTGTCGTTGGTACAGTATATGGTGCTCGTTTTGAGAACCCAGTACAAGCTGGTGAATTTATTGGTTTCACTAGTGCTGACTTTGCTTCTAATAATCTTAATAGTGAGGCACAATATGATCCATATAAGAAAGATTTAACAGGTGCTGCTATTGAATATAGAGCATTTGCAAGATTTACCTCTGGTGTTCAAGCAACTATTCAATCTGGTCGTTATGTGGAAGATACTCTTGATCCTACAATCAAGTATCTTGAGTTAACTGTTAATGATCACACTATTGACTCTAAGAATTTTCCTGGTCTTAGAAATGAGATTTTAACCACAGTTAAGATTACTGCTCCACAAGGCGGTAACTTTGAGGTAAGTAAGACAGAGAACCAAGCAAGTTCTATCAATGCTGTAAGTTTTGCTGGTAATTCTTCTGGTCTTGCTAATATTCATGCATACTTCACTACTGGTGGAGATCATTATATTATCATCAAGAATATTCGTGGTGGAACTCTAGAATATAGTGAGTTTGCAAATACAAGATTTACTCAAGGCACTGTCTTTGCTGACATGCTAGAGGATCAGGATATGGGCAAATCGCTACCTCTAAAAACACAAATTGCAAAAAATAATTCCCAGTTTTTCTACAAGCAAAACGGCGCGAACGTTTACACAATCACACCTGGCGACAGAATACAAGATGACGCTGGTGTTGAATACTATGTTGATAGTGTTGAGGATGCAGGAGTTATTGAAGATTCATTCTATATCTTTGGATACGAGACATTACAACGTAGAATCTCAGGTCAGCAAGATGGTATTTACTATCTAACTGCACTACGTGGTAATATCTCACCATTCCCAACTGGTGCTGGTATCACTAATAACTTTAAGAACTTTAAGTTCTCTCAACCAGTCAGCAAACTATATCCTCTAAACTTTAGAAATGATCCTCTATGGTTTAAGAATTCTGGTACAACACAGAAAGAGAAAGATTACTATGCTGGATTAATTGATCCTCCTTCTACATTCTCTGCTGCTGACAACTATACACATGGTCTTGTTTATGTTAACGACTTTAAGAACTCTGTTACCAGAGAACTTATGGAGGATTTAACAAATCAACCTGCATTTATTACTAACACTTACAGTGGTACAAATGCAATTAAGGCACAAACTGGTAATGCAACCTCTGGTTCAGAAGATCGTTTGATTCCTATTGCTGGTGATAGCACGGTTCTATCTGATCAACGTTATTATGTTGAACTTAGACGACCATCTATCGCAAGAGCAGGAAACCACACATTTGAATACCTCGGTTTCGGTCCAGGTAACTATTCAACTGGTTTACCAGCTAGACAGGAAGTTGTACTCACACCTGAAGAAGACTTCTACGCACAGTCTAAGAAACAAGATGGTGGTATCGTATTCTACACTGGTATCAACTCACAAGGTGACTTGTATATTGGTAACAGAAGAATTAATGCTATCACTGGTGAAGAGACATTCATTGATAGAGCAACACTTGCAGACGATGGAGACGAGGATGATACAATTGGAGGATTAGTCACTACATTTGACACTCCTGTAACATTCAACGAGAATATTACAGTCGTTGGTGGTGATGGACAGTTAGTAAGTAACTTTGAATCTCCCGTAGTTATTTCAGTTCAAGATGAGGATCTATCACAGTCCCGTCATTCTCTTATTATTCGTTCCAACGTATCTTCTGTTGATCCTGTAACTCAAGAAGAACAAGATGAAGGTCTTGATGCTACTTCCTTCACTCCTAGAACTGATGGTGATATTAGGATTAGTAAAAACAGAATACAATCTGCTATCTTCGGATTTAATGCTAGAGGAAATGGTCAGAAGTATATGTTCCAGACACATACTGTTGCTGGTATCGCATCTAATATTACTCCTAACCAAACTGACGTCTTTACAAATGGTGGAACTTCAATCAATTCTGCGCAGAATATCACTTATGGTGGTGTAACTCCTGCACCTGGCGATGTTTTATTGAAGGGTGAAGAAGTTGGTAAGAATGGATCTCTTGCATGGATTCTCTCTAACTACTTCTCACAAATAGCTCAGACAAGTATCTTTACGATTGAATTTGATGGAAGTAATGTTGTTAAATTAACATTTAAAGATGTCAACGGTCAAAATCTTGCTGCTGGTAATGATCTTCTAATTACATCTAGTTCTCAAATTAGAATTAAAAACTTCTACTTTGATCCTAGACTTAATTTAACTTGGACTGTATATTCTCCACCTGGTGATGCATTCTCACCAACAAATAACTACGTTCATTTCCAAGTTATTGATCAGATCCCACAATCATCACAGTCATGGGCGAACATTATAGATCCAAACAATGTACCAGTTGGTTCACCTACTCCCACAATTGAATTCTCTAATGCTAACTTTAAGGAAGTTGGTGTACTTGGTGCAGAAGCACTTAGAACTGAGACTGAGACTATTGGTAATTACAAGTTAGGTATCAACACAGTTGCAAGATTACCACATAGTGCATATACAAATGCATGGGTTGGTTTAGATGCTGATCCAAAAGCAAACTTAGATGTTGTTGGTACAGCATTTATTAGCGGTACAACGATTAGTGATTTCTTAGGAACTGGTAAAGAATCATTTGCTAATAGAACAAAAACACCTGTAGATAATGCATTCTTAGTTGGTGGAGATAGTTCATTCCCTAATGATGAGGCAGTTTTACGTGTTGCAACTACAAATAGTGGTCGTGTTGGTATCAATGTTGACAATGCTAATTTAGACAGAGCTCTGGTTGTAGATGGTACATCTAGATTTACAGATGATGCTAAGTTTGAGCATGACATTGAAGTCAATGGTGATGATGGTACTCTTGCTGAGGTAAGAACCTCTCAGACAACTGGACAAGTTAACTTGTTCAATGATAGTACATTCGTTGGTGGTGATAACACTGGTGGTTTACATATTGGTGGTTACTCCAAGACTATTAGAATTGGTGATTACAATACCAGTTCTACTCAATGGATCTATGTTGGTGATAAGTCTACGGGTGATCAGTTTGTATACATCGCTAATACAGCTAATCACGCTAACATCTTTATTGGTAATATTGACAGAGATGCTGCAATATCTAAGACAAAGATTGGTGGTGCATATAATCGTCTTGAGTCTCTATCATTCGTTGACTTTGAAGTTAAAAGAACTAAGTTTGCAGGTGATGTAACCTTTGGTTCATTCAAGCAACTTGGTGGAGATAGAACCAACCCTGAGCAAATTGTAACTCTATCAACTGAAGCAGGTATTGTTAGTTTCTTCTCTGGTAACACACAAACTATTGACTTTGGTTTAAATGCTTCTGAAATTAACATTGCTGGTCAAGGTGGTACAACCACTATTAGAAACAATGTTGAGATTGATGGTGAAACTACATTTAATAGTAGTGTTAAACTCTGTGGTGGTACTTCTTCTTACTCATTCGTTGGTGTTGGAGCATCACTAGGAACAACACCTATTGCTCATGCATCTGGTATTTTAGGACCTTCTACCTTCAATCAAAATGTTGATATTGTTAATGTTTTAGAAGTTGTAGCTTCTGATCCAAACTATAATAGAATTGATACTGCTGGTTCTGCAACTTGGGGTGATTCAACATTCCAAGACATCAAGACTGGTGCAGGTCCTGAAGGAGCTGACCTACCAGCACTAACTGGTAAGCAATATTACCTACCACTTCTAAATGATCCTGGCTCATACTTTGCTGAGGGTGATTACATTTTACTTGATGCTCCTGTTGATTCAGGAACTGGAACTAGACCTGAAATCGTTCGTGTTGCAGTTGGTGGTCTATCAGGTGCAGAAAGTGCTCCATACTACTTAACTGTTGAAAGAGAACCACTTGGTTCATTTGCACCTCAGATTGATAATCATCCAGAGGAACCAACTAATAGAACTCCTGTTTACAAGTGTAACATCGCATTTGATTCAACATGGATTGAACAAGCAATTGATGGATCCAGAGATGTAACTAATCAAGAGAATGTTTATCTCTCAACCTTTGGTGGTACATTAACAGTCGGTAGAGATTATGTAATTATATCTCGTGAAGACACTAATGGTAACGGAGACTTTAATCAGGGTGAAATATTCAAACTTCTTACACCATTAGCAATAGTCAATAAAAAGTTTGAGATTCTTGATGGATGTCCAAGTGGTAATGTTCTCTTCTCTGTTGATAGTGTAACTGGTGAGACAATTATTGGTAACGATGGTGTTGATGGAGAGAATGGAAAACTAACTGTTAATGGTTCATTCAGTTTTGTTGGTGGATGTAAAACAGCATCAGCTCAGGCATTTACTGGTAATGCAGTAGCAACAACGAATACAATTACATCTGTTCCTTCAGTTGAGGGACTTGAAGTTGGTGATTATGTTGAACTTACTGGTAATGGTGGCACAGTTACACTTGAACAAAACCAGTTCCCAACAGAAGCTGGAGTTACTAGACTAACTGATCCTCAGATTGTTAGTATTGTTGGTAGTACAATTACACTTAATGTTTCATTTACAGGATCTGGAAGTGCAACTGGTATTACTTTCAATGCAACTAGAGATGAGAAGTTTAGAATTACTGATAGAGTTCGTGACATCTTTACTGTTGATGGATGTTCTGGTGACACAGTAATTGGTAACCCAAGTGGTACTGTATTGGCGAATAGATCTCAATATGGAACTTCTGTTTCTTCACACACAGCTGGAGCTATAGTTTACACAGCTCTTAAAGATCCTAAAGTAGACAATGGTATTGCTACTACATTTGTCAATACTATTACAACTATCGCAGATAATGCTACAACAATTCCTGTTGATGATATTACTAACTTTGAGAGTGGTGACTTCATCTTTGTTGGATTTGGATCTGGTGGAAATGAGGAAATCATGCAGATTAATGGAACTCCTCAGTCTAGTGGAGTTGCACCTGCTGGTAACTTACCTGTTACTCGTGTTGGATCTTTAACTAATGTTCCTGGCACAGCATCAACACACAATGATGGTGAAACTGTATTCAGGATTTTATTCAGGGAAAATACAGTCTTAACAAGTAATATTGCTGGATCTGGATCTAATGCTGTTGAAATTGGTTTAGAAAATAGTGATGTCGTTCCATTCTTCCTTGATCGTGAATATTGGATCTTTATTGATAGTGAGATATTCTTAGTAACTAGCAGCACTATTGGTGGAGGAGCTGTTCCATTAGTTAAGAAAGATTATCATCATGGTAGATTAGATGTATATGATGATGTTAAGTTTATTGGATCTAACTTTGAGATCATGGGTACAGATAATAATGTACCTATCCTTAAGTTAATTAATAACGAAGAACATCACTTTGAAGGTGGAGCACTTGATATTAACGCTACTACTGACATCAGTGGTAATTTAAGACTATTCCCATCTAAGTGTATTGAAGATCCTGACGCTATTCAGTTTACTAACAAGGCGTTTACTCCAACATTTAGAGTTGAGTCTGAAACTGGTGATACATTTGTTGGTCGTTTACTTGACGTTGCTGGTATTGCTGGAACTAACCCAACTAATACTCAACCAATTCTTGATGTTAGAAATCTAGGTGTTGATGGTGTTAATAACTTCACCATTATGCAAGATGGATCTATTAATTCCTTCGGATTAGTAGGATACAAGAATAAAAATGGTGGACATATTACTAAGTTCATCAATGCAACTGCTACTTTATCTGTCAATATAAATTACATTGTAGCGGTAGCTCCTGCTACAGGTTCTCTTATACTTACACTTCCATCCAACCCTGTAACAGGTGATGTTATCAGAATTACTGAAGTTGCAGGAGCATTGACTTACAACAACTCACTTGTAATTCGTGCACCAATCATTGGAGGTGAACCAGTAGCAATTCAAGGAGATACCTCAGGAACCAAGTTGGGTGGTTTATCTACACCATATGGATCTGGTGAACTGGTTGTTCAAAACAGAAATGCATCCTTCGGACTCGTTTTTGTCGGACAAACAGATGGTGATAACTTTATCCCTGCAGTCTATCAAGGTTGGTGGTTAACTGAACTATAATGGCATTTTACAACAGACTAAAAACTATGAAGTCTTCTCCAGTAGGCACTATCATGCCTTGGAGTGGACAGTCTAGTAGTGGTAATCTTCCTGGTAATATACCTCATGGATGGATTGTTTGTGATGGTAGGACTTTTGCAGCTAATGATTTTCCTTTGTTAGCATCTATGATTGGAAATACATACGGTCCTACTGACACATCAATCGTTGGTAATTTTCCTGATTATGATGATGGTGATACTTTTAGAGTTCCAAACTTAAATGGTAGGTCAATGATTGACCTTGAAAAAACATATTTACAAGATACTAAGTATCAGTTTGGACAACCCGATGCTGAAGCTGTGATTGGAGATTTAATTTCTGATGATGGCACAGGTGTTACTCCTCCAACTATCTACAGTGCTGATACGGATCTGAAATTTCAATTAGATCCAATTGATACAATGGCGGGAAAAATTCAAAATATAACATTAAATGATCCTACATGGTCTAAGACATATTACACTATTGGTAGAAAATTAGGTATTGATCACACGCCAGGTCACAAACATGGAGGACAATACACAACAGCAATTCCTGATGGTAAATTTGTTCAGGTTTTTGAGGCACCAACTGCTGGTATTAGTAGTGCAAATTATGAGTCTGTAAACTTAAATGGTATTCAAAGTCCTGACACTGCAGACGTTTGGCCAAATGGGTTTGGTGGAATGACATATTATGATGAAAATACTTTAGTATTAACAAACGAATCAAAATCT